TCCCTGTTTACAGCCATTATTTTTCTATTATTTTCACATTCAATTTCAATCTCCACCTTTGCCTTAAAACAAACTGTGAACTTATCCTCGTACACCTTTATCTGCTCGATGTACTTTCTGACCATTCCCTCATCGTATTCCGTCAGTTCCTGAACTGTGCCCTGAAAGAAATCGGTCAACTCTGCTACTCGCTTTTTCACTCCTTCCATCTCTGCCCTTTGCACCAGAAGTTCCTGTTTCTTGTCCCTGAGAATATCTATCTCATCCGCAAGAGATGTGTAATCTTTCTTAGCATGGGCAAGCTTTACGAGTTCCTTTTGCTTTTCCTTCAGGATAACATTCAGCCTTTCCATCTCCCCGGAATTATCATCTGCAAGTGCTATCTCTATATTATTCCTTAGAACCTGCATCATGCTGTCCGAACAGCTAAGTAGCTGATTGATAGCTTTCAATGTTGCCTCTTGCAATTCTGATTCCTGCACGGTTGGTGCATCGCAAGCCGATGGTCCATTCTCCACTCTGGTGCAGCATCTCCATACCGTTGATTTCTTTCCTCTGTTATTCCAAGCAATTCGCCTGTAAATGTCACCGCACTTGGTGCAAGTGCAAATACTGGAAAGTGCATACTTACTGGAATAAACCCTTTTCTTTTTGCCATCCATTCCACTCGTGAGATTGGCTCGTCTGACCATTTCTTCCTGCACCTGCGTGAAGATGTCCCTTGCTATGATTGGCTCCTGACTATCTTTTACATAGTACTGCGGAACCGTGCCGTCATTTTTGATTCGAATCTTCTCAATGAAATCTGTTGTGATTGTCTTCTGCAGAAGTGCATCACCCATGTACTTTTCATTTCTGAGGATTCCACGAATCGTACTCAAATGCCATTTATATCGTTTGCCTCCGGTCTTGATTTTGTCCCGTTCCAATCCATCCGCAATGTCTCTGAAGCTTGCACCTTCCAAGTACTCTCTGTAAATCCTACGGATGGTCTTGGCTTCTTCCTCATCAATGATAAGGTTGCCTTCCTCGTCCTTTGTGTATCCAAGGAAATGCTCATGATTGACCTGTACCTTTCCTTCCTGGTATCGGAACTGTAGTCCCAACTTTACATTCTGTGACAAGGATGCTGATTCCTGTTGTGCAAGTGAAGCCATGATGGTAAGAAGCAGCTCCCCAGATGCTTCAAGGGTATTGATGTTTTCCTTTTCGAATATGATGACTATATTCTTTTCCTTCAGCTGTCTTACATATTTCAGACAGTCGATGGTGTTTCTTGCAAATCGGCTGATGGACTTTGTAATAATCATATCGACTTTCCCTGCCATGCAGTCATCGATCATTTCATTAAAACCTTCACGCTTTTTGGTGTTGGTACCGGAGATACCATCGTCAGCGTATATTCCGGCAAGTTCCCAGTCCTTATTTCTTCCAATATATTCTGTGTAGTGCTGAACCTGCACTTCATAACTTCCCGCCTGTTCATCGCTGTCAGTACTGACTCGGCAGTACGCTGCGACCTTTAGCTTTGGCTTGTTTTCTTCCTTTGATATTCGATTCCCTGCTCGCCTTCTGGCAGGAATCAATGTTACATTATCATTCATTTGCTACCTCCGTGATTTGGCTATACGCATATTCTGCCTGCTTGTAGGGATCATCATATTTTCCTGCCACCTTCCCAATAGTAAAGGTTCCAATTTCTGCTTTGGGATAAGGTCTATATGCCCTTATGCGATTCTGACTTCTGGCATTGTTTTCTCTGATTTCCTGAACCTTTGCAAAAGTGTCCTCATCTATGATCTGCGGATAATACTCTGTGCCAATATACACTTTATTCCTTAAAATTCTACCAATCACCGAATGCGTTTTATTAATTCCTGCTTTCATAGCTGCAGACCTCATAGACCCACACTCAATATATTCTTGGAATAGCATTCTTACTCTATCTGCCGTTTGCTCATAAACAACGGCTTTTCCGTTTTCTATGATGTAGCCGTATGGTGTATGTGTCATGCTCCCACCAACCTTTCCGTCAAATTCAGTCCACACTTCAGATTAAAGGTTATTTCATCTCTGGTATGAACCGTCATCGTATCAACATATTCCAGAAACATCTCATCTTCGAACTCTGTGATTTCTGCTTTCTTTGAAACAAACTGTAGAAGTTTCTGTGCCTCATCCAAATGAGCAAGGTCACCATTGATACTCTTCGATATCAGTTGTTTCTCCCTTGTAAGCCTGTCAGCTTCTAAGGTCAGCTGATTCTTTTCTGCGTGGAAAATCTCCGGCTCAATATAACCGGAACTCATCAGATTAGTCAGAACCGTTATCTGCTCTGCATTCTTCTCAATTTGTTCTTCCAAAGCAAGCACCTGGTGAAGTCGTTCCTTATTGTTTGTTCCCTTAAGTCCGGCGACAAAAGGTTTTAGCACCTGTGTATGTGCTGTCTGCTGTTTCCGAATCATTCTGAGAAATGCTGTCTTGATGTCCTCATCAAGGATGTACATCATTGAACAGGCATCCTTATCCGTAATATGCGTATTGCAGCACCAAGCCACATAATCTCCGCTTGGTTTATAATGCTGTCTTCTCTTGAATGTCGCTCCGCATTCGCCACAGATAATCTTCCCGGAAAATGCATAAAGACGCTGGTACTTTCCAATACCTGCTTCAATGCTTTTTTCCTTGGCTCTCTGTTCTATCACCGCTGCAGCCTTATTAAAAATCTCATGGCTGATAATCGGCTCATGATGATTCTTGCAAAGGTACATGTTCTTCTCTCCGTAATTGTTATGCCGATTGAAATTGTCATCGGTATATGTCTTTTGAAAAATCACATCTCCGGTATATTTTTCATTCTGCAGAATTCCTCTTACAGTTGATGGATGCCACTTGGCTCCCTTCTTGCTTTGTAGCCCTCTGTCATTTAGTGCTTTGGCAATCACATAGGTTCCCATGCCGTTGATTGTCATGTCAAAAATGTCCCTAACCACTGCTGCCTCTTCCGGAACAATCACCATCTTGCCATCCTGGTTGTCATATCCATATGGTGGATAGCTGATAATGAAAGTGCCTTCTTCGAAACGATGCTTGATTGACCATTTGCTGTTCTGTGAAATAGATCTCGATTCACTCTCTGCAATGGAACTTAATATAGAAAGCATCAATTCTGAACTCATGTGTTCAGTGTCGATGTTTTCCTTTTCGAAGTACAAGTAGATGTTTAATCTCGCCAGACTTCTTACCATCTCCAAGCATTCAGCCGTATTCCTTGAAAATCGGCTGATGGACTTCGTAATCACTCGGTCGATTTTCCCATCTTCACAATCCTTTAGAAGTGCAAGCAGACCATCACGCTTTTCCACCTTTGTGCCTGAGACACCTTCGTCATAATACAGTCCGGCATACTCCCATTCGGAATTTGCACTGATAAAATTATCGTAGTGTTCCTTCTGTGTTTCCAAACTTAGTAACTGCTCATCCGATCTGGTAGATACTCTGGCATAGGCAGCAACTCGTGTTTTCTTTTTTCCTATGAAGTCCTTTGTGGCTTCAATTTTCGTTATCCTTGCCATTGTCTCACCTCCTTGTTTTGGCAGTACTATATATCACTCTGAAGGGTGTAATTATCAAGTTATATATCCATCAAATCCCCATAAAACGGAGAGAATTTTTGAGCATTTAATGCCGATATTCTGTCGTATTCGTCAATGGAAATCAGCCCCTCATCAAGCAGATTTTTTGTTATTTTCTGTGCCATCTCATAGTCAAAATCCTTCTGCATGGCTTCCTTTGTCATCGCGCGGGCAGGAACGGGAGTGGCAACAGGTACGTTCTTACTCACCTGCATCTTCCACACCTCCAAATCTGCCATTGATGTAGCAGCTGTGACTGCAGTACTTACGTTTCTTATTCCCATACGAAGAAAACGTCTTACCACAGCATTCACAGACACACTCATAATTTGCCCTTCTATCCACATCTTCCATATGGGTATTCCACCAATGATTTCTGCAGCTGTCCGAGCAGAACCTCTTTTGCTTTCTTCCGGGGTTCTGGCTGACTGGATTGCCACAGCATTCGCATGCTTTTACCATCACTTCATCCGTTGCAGATGCTATGGTTCTGACTCCACCGAGTCCATTTCTCTTGCAGAATGTTTTTACAGTATTGATGGACAAGACCAATGCATCCGCAATCTCCTTATAGCTCATGCCCTTTTCACGATATATCTGAATCAATGTTTTCTGATTATCTGTCATCATGACACCTCCACTTTCCGAGGCCACTACCTCTGATAGTGAAAGGACACGGACTGCTGTTTTAAGTACCAGAAAGCAAAAAAATAATGCCCGTCAGAGAAATCAATCTCCAACGGGCATACATCATGCTTCGATATTCAGTTATTTCAAGAGTTCGTTCACTCTTTTCTGTACTGCAGAATAATTGTATCCTGCGGCTGTAAGTCTGTTCTTTCTGTCAGTACCATTCCCCCACTTTCCCTGGATGACTTCTCTTGCAAGAGTATCCACAGACTTCGTGGTTGTCTTGACCGCAGATGAAGAAGTGTTTCCAATCGTACAATAAGACGGATTCTCAAGATAGATCCATCCTGCACCACTTTTCAGTCTGCCCCATCCGTCACGTACCTCCATAATGGTAAATACACCTTTTCCTGTCTGACCATTGACCTTTCCGTTCATGGAAGGCTCACTTCTGTAGTTCAGATCATCAATGATAACCTTTACGGTAAAAGGCACTGCCGGGAACTTCGATACCGGAGTCTGACTTCCGCCTGCAGGAGTAGATGCAGCACCACCAAGTTGTGCAGTAACCTTAGATGCAAGATCACCAAGTCTTGCATACAGCCAGTTGCCTGGACAGGACTTATTGGCAAACCATCTGTGAACGGTAAGAATCATCTCATCAGACTTCGGACTGTAATTAAGGGTTTTGTCCTTATCGCCAAACCAGATGAGTTTCTTCTTACCGTTACGCTTGCAGATATCTACGCAAAGCTTAATGAGAGTCGCATATACTGCACTGTTCATTGCATAAGGCTCTGATGTATCAGATGCACATTCAATGGTAACTGCTCTCTGATCATTAGCACCCGAAGAGGAACACCAAGAACGGTTCTTCTCTTCTACATACAAACCGACTCTGCCGTTCTTATCAATGCCGTAGTTACTGGATGCCTGTGTTGAGGACTTGGCAAACCAGTCACCAAGTCCTTCTGCCGTACACTGCCCCACTACGCAGTGGGGAGTGATTCTGTCGATTCCGTGTGTTCTCTGCCCAGAATGATTCGGACTGAGTTTGGTGTAGGCCACCATGTTGCTGTTTGTATATGCCATTACTCTTCCTCTCTTTCTGCTCTCTCATGGAGTTGTTCTAGTACCACTTTGATTTTTGATGGGATTGGAAGCCCAAGATGACCCGCATTCTCAAGAAGTGATACTCCCTCATTTGAAATATAGAAGAAAATCACTGCAGTTCTTACTACACTTCCTGTTCCAATCACCTGTGCATCCAAAAGATGACCGATTCCTACAAGTAAAAAGATGAGTACCTTTTTAAAGATTCCTCTAAATCCAACCTCGCTAGATAGGTTCTTATCTACAACAGCACACATCACTCCTGTAATGTAGTCGATGACTACAAATGCAATTAGTGCATAAAGTAAGCCATCACACCCGCCTAAGAACCATCCAAGCCATCCTCCGATACCAGCAATAACTACCTGTGTCATGTTCCAGAATTCTTTCATCGCTATACCTCCGTTTCTTTCTGAAAAAATTTCTATATGAAAAAAGCTGGTGCAAATTGCATCAGCTCTCATCATCACTATTTTCTTTTTCTGCTTTTAGCTTTAGCAGTTCATCGTTTAGTTCCTGTAACTGTTTTTCATAATACTCAGCATTTTCCTTTGCAAAGCTCTGCTCCTCTGAATTAGACTCTGCAATTGCTGCCGAGCGGATATCTGCTAAGATTCCTGCCACGATACCCTCAATCATATATGTAGGCAGTGGGTATTCTTTTTGCAGATTTATCATCGTACCATTTAAAGTACTTCTAAATCTTTGATATGCTACAGCGTAGTTCATAGTTGGTTTATCCATTTGATTCATCTCCCTTCAATGAAAGAAGCAGATCAAGTTTATGATTGATCTGCTCCAATAATTTACTGTTATCTTGTTCCTTATCCTCTGACGGAATATTTGTATTTTCTATGGAAACTTCGTCATCCATCAAATTGCCCGTGTTCTCCACGATGTCTTGCTGTGGAGTAATTAGTTTTATCTCTTTTGCCATGCTGTCACCTTACTTCGAATAGTAATTCAAGTCCATAAGAATTCCATTCTTAAAAACCATCTTTCCATTTGAACCCCATTTAGTTACTTTTCCTGATGAATCCACTGATAGGACTTGTACATAATTAATAGTAGCTGTCGTACCCCAGCCACTTTCCCACTGTGGATCAACTAACTTAAATCCATGACAATAAAGATCACACCCTAAATGTAATCCGTACTGCGAATAAATACTGCTTGCACGAGAAAAGCAAAGCATTGTGGTATATGAGGATGCATTTGATGAGGCCTTCTGTGCAAATGCCATATACTTGCCTTGTGTCTCAAGGTCAAATACAAGACCTTTATGGGCAGAATTTCCACTATACTCATTCGTACCGATTTTACCGACATAATAGTTATCTCGGTAAAAATGAAAGCCGCTCTCATTCATGATGGCACGTTTGCCGGAAGTATTGACCGTTCCATTATATAGCCCAATCTCTCCGGCTTTTATCTGCACATATTTGCTTGCATTATTAAACCCAAGAAGAAAACTATTGTAGTTTTGTTGCATATAGGTTCCAAACTCACCCTTTTTAACCATCGAAGTAATGCTACCTTCTGCAACTGTAATTCTAGAAATAGCCTCTTCCGCCTTGGTCTTAGCAATTGCGATATCCTGGTCTTGGACTCTTATCCAGGTAGCACTTCTGGATGTAGAAAGCGTCTCTGCCGATGTATACTTCCACATCTTTCTGACATTATCACCATATGGCGTATGCTCTGACTCAGGATAGTTTGTCCCATCAAGTTCGATGACCTCTCCACCGTCTGTAGGAAAATCGGTAACAATACCTTTCACTTCTTGATAGGAACTGACCTTCTCAATATTAGTGATCTTAAAACCATAATAATTACTCTGTGATCCATCACTTCTCCAGTAAATATGAAAGTTTGTAGCCGGAACATAAACCACTGCACTTTTTATATCACTTCCTCCAAGTTTTGGAAGTGCGTATGTTTTCCCGTCAAGTTCATAAAATATCTGAACCCAGTCATAACTTGCTCCCTCAGTTCTTGAATCCTCAGAGAATGTAACCTTCATGCATTGCATAGTTACAGCATATCGGTAAGCATAGCCCGTCAAAGTGTTATAGAACATATCCCCAATATGTGCTTCTCTTTTTGCATTTGTATTCCAGTTTTTAGCAGGCTCATTACCTGTGGTTGGTGCATACGCACCATAGTAATTACCACTTTTGTCTTGGATCGTTGCATTTACAGTATCTAGTGTGCTGTCTATATCAGAATCCTTGATCCTCTGCCAGGTGGCAGAAATTGATGAACTAAGTACTGTTCCTGTATACTTCCACATCTGTCTATGATTATCTGCATATGGGCTGTGCTCGGATTCCGGATAAGAAGTTCCTGAAATCTCTATCGTTGTACCGGCATCCGTTGGAAGACTTGCACTAGTGCCACCTTCATAGTATGCGTACTTGACCTTTTCAATGCTTGTTATCTTAAAGCCATAATAATCATGTGCTGAACTATCCGTTCTCCAATAAACCCAGAACACATTGGTTGGCAAATACACCACGGCATTAGCAATCGCCGTACCACCATAATTTTGTGTTACATAGATTTTTCCGTTTATTTGATAGTAGAATCTTACATAGTCTGTCGTATTGCTTTCCGTTCTGCAGTTTGATGCAAATGTAATCTTATAGACTTCCTGCTCAACAGCATATCGATAGGCATAACCTGTCGCAGTATTAAAGAAGAAATCCCCAGCATGTGCTTTCTTCAAAGACACAGTATTCCATGAATTTGCCGGAGCGTTATTGTTATTTGGAACATAACCACCATAATAATTGCCGTTTTTCTGCAATAAATTCTGTGTGAGAGACTCAACACTTGCCTCGATTTTTCCATCGGTAGCAGTAAGTTTTGTATTAACTTCGCTCATGGTGTAGTAATTCTTCAGCTTATTATCTGTAGAAGCATTGGCCGAACTAATCGCATCTGACTTCGCATCAGATATATTCTTTTCCACTTGTGAAGTATAAGATACTGCAAGTTTTTCTGATGTGATGGAATTGGCAACAATCCTTTCACCAAGTATCTGACCATCAAGTGTCATGCCTACATTAAAAGGTCCTCCATATCCATTCTTACTGCCACCGATACCATTCAGATTCACCTGCAGTACCTTCGTTGCCGTATCCTTATCCATCGTATCCATGTAAAGATCACGAAGCCATCTTCCCTGGTCATCATATTCCGTCAGCTTATATCCACCCTGTTTTCCATGCATCTGTTCGGTTAGATTATCGACTGCGTCTTTAATACGAGCATTTGTCACTTTCCTGTTCTGCTCCGTTTCTTCCGCCAAGGACTGATAGCTTTTAGAAATCTGCTCTATATATCCTTTTTGCTTAGTCTCTCCAAGTTCAAAGCTAGTCTCAGCTGACTTTGAGAGCGGAATCGATAGTTTAAGCACTGGGAATAATCTATCCATGCCATAAGGCTTTGCAATGCATCGAACTTTATCACCAAGGCTGATGCTCTCATAACTTGCATTCATCAGCGATAAATCCACAGCTTTTAATTTAAGCGTGATATTTTCAAACTGATTGCTCTTAATCCACTCAGCACCTTTTTTTATCAGATTTGATGGGACATTGACATCATTCCAATGTTCTACAGCACAAACCCAGCCAAACTGCTTATAGGCATCCTCTGAGACAATGTAATTCTTATCATCATTTACAGAAGTAATATCTACATACTGTTTTAAAACATCGTTTGTAGAATCTTCTGATTCAATCTCCGCTCCAAGAGGAATGACCGCTGTTGCTATATCATCTGCAGATAGGTTTTCCGTATAATCAAGAAGATTTAAACCAAAGGAAATCGTCTGTGTACTCTCAACTCCTATATCCTCGATATTTAACCAATCCAGATACAGCTTTTTATTCTCATGTCTTACAACCAGATATCCACCAAGTCTATCGACTAGTTTTGACTTGATGCAGTCAAGTGTGGTTTCAAAGTTTGAGTATCGATATAAAGAATCATTTGGATCTGTAACAGTGACAGAGCCTACGATAAATTTCTTTCTATCTTCCACATGAGCATTATGCTCTGTAATAAAGGCAGAAAGCATCTGTCTTGGAGATTGATTATGATATTCTTTCTGTGGCTGTATGCTGTCCGCAAGATATCCAAGGACTCCTACACAGCTTACTTTCTTATTTCCCATGAAGTCTTTATCCTGACTTCTTACCTCACCATAGAAGATTTCTTTACCGTCACGAAATACCGATACCATACTTTTTCTGTTATAAACCACATCATATCTTGGATTTGTCTTTGGAATTGTAAAATTAAAACTGCCGCTGCCACCAAGCACCAAATCAAGAACAGGTGATGTAATCGCAAAGTTCTTATCTCCGGGGATATATAATGTTTCATCATCAATTTTTACTGTATACATTTACAATCTCCCCTTTCGATACTTCACTGTAATTTTTCCTGTTCCGTTTAATCTGATAGAACCACTTCCATCGCATTGCAGAGTTGGCAGAAGATTGATTCCCTCATGACACTGATATGATGAACCATCTATGTATGCCTTAATTCCTGAGCCTGTTATATTTTCACATTCAGCAATCATCTCTAAGACCTTTGTGCTTTCATCTGCATAGTAATAGACATTTCCTGATAAATTCCTCTCACTGATAAGATAACCATTAACGGCATTCTTTGTTTCATACTTAAAAGGCGATAAATCATAATCAATCGTGATGGTCGAGTTATTTTTATTCGACTTCCACGAACTTATATGAAGTCTGCCCTCATAGTAATAAAGTGGATCATCTTCTAAGACAATCCGCATAAATCTGCCTTGCATAAATGCAAGAAGTTCTGAATATACATCGCTCCATTTCTTCTTATTTTGAACCAGAAACTCAATGCTGCCCGTCCTGTTTTCATAGGACATCTTTCCTGTTAAAGAATCCGATACATCAAGTACACCACTCATTCCCGGTACTTCAATATAGGAATATCTAGGAGATGACGGATTAATAATTGGTCTGGATGTGGGAATAAGTCCAAAATCATCATAGGTATTTTTGCCGTCAATAATTAAGCTATGATACATCGACTACCACCCCTTTCCCTTTTGCATAGCTAATTTTCCAAGTGCAGCATCCATCTGTGGAGCCATAGCACCTACCATAGCACCGGAATCAAGTGTAACAGTGCTATTTGCAAACTGTGGGAAATACTCACTCATCATTGCAATCATCTGACTCATCACACCGATAAGATTTTGATTTGACCCCTCTGCCATGCTTTGGAGCATATCAAGTCCCATAATAACTTCGGGACCTGCTTCTCCACCGCCAAGCAGTGTATTTCCACTTCTTCCAAAGATGGTAGGTCCATTTAGGATCATAGGCTTATCCATAGCCTTTTTGTACCAGTCAATCGCAAGATGAGGCACAGATGGCGGAGCAAGTGAAAAGCTACCCTTGATGCTAAAATGTGGTAACTTGATATGAGGCAGACTAAGCTTCAGCCCTGAGAAGAAGCCTTTGATTTTATCAATTATGCCTTTTATCACATCTCTTGCCTTTTCAATAGGTGTTGTAATAGCTGTCTTGATGCCATTCCACACATTCGTTGCTACTGCCTTAATCCCATTAAAGATATTAGAAATCGTGTTTTTCACCCCATTAAACACATTTGATACAGTGCTACTAATAACATTTATTACTGTAGATATTGTAGTCTTTATTCCATTCCATATATTGCTTAGGAATGTTTTGATTGCATTAAATACTGTAGTAATTACATTTTTAATCGTATTTATCACAGTAGATATCGTAGTACTGATTGCATTCCAAACAGTTGTAAATACGGTCTTTATAGCATTCATGATGGTAGTTACGACATTTTTTATACCATTCCAGATGTTTGAAAAGAAGGTAGAGATACTCGTCCAAAGATTTACAAAGAAATCCTTGATTCCAGTCCACACTTCTTCCCAGCTAGTTCCAAACCATCCGAGAATAACATTTGCAATACCTTTTATAGCTGTTGTAAAGGTATTTACAATGAAATCCCAGATAGAACCAAAAACTTCTTTGATTCCAGTCCATACCATATCCCAATCGCCAGTAAAGATTCCGGCAAAGATATCAAATATACCTGTGATTACTCCAAGCACTCCCTCTAGGATATTAGCAATCTGTGAAAATACACCCTCGAAAACAGGTGCAAGAAAATCACATAGCCCTTTCCATATAGCTTTTACAACTTCTCCAAAATTCTCAAAATCAAAGCCTAGTGCATTCAGTCTATCGACTATTCCTTGTGCAAATCCCTCAAAGACGGATTTTATTCTTTCCCATATGGCAATGATGTTACTTCTAAACTCTTCATTGGTTTTCCATAAATATACAAAAGCAGCCACCAACGTTCCAATGACTGCTACTACTGCAACTACAGGGGCAGAAATACCACCTATGGCAGCTCCTAGACCGCCAAGTCCTCCTGATGCACCTCCAGCACTAGAAATCAGACTAGTAAGTTTAAGTCCAAGGCTCGAAAACGCCTGCATGGCCACTCCGACTTTCGATATAATCGTTCCCAGAATGACAAGGAATGGTCCCAAGGCAGCTACAAATAGTCCTACCTTAACAATCATCTGCCTTGTTCCTTCATCAAGGTTATTGAGCCAATCAACAAAGCCTTGTATCTTTTCTACAATTTTTTTGATTGTAGGCATAAGAGCCTCACCAATGGAAATTGCAAATCCCTCAACAGCAGACTTTAGAATAGTCAGCTGACCAGATAAGTTATCAAGCTGAGTATCTGCCATCTGCTGTGCAGCACCACCACTATTTTCAATCGAAGTCTGCAGTTCATCCCAAGTATCTCCTGTGTTTGCAAGTAGAGCATTTACGGAAGAAAGATCCGTCTTGTTAAAAATAGTGCTGATGATATTTGCTTTCTCTTCAGAAGTCATACCATCCATAGATGCATTCAGATCACCTAAGATATCATTCAGACTTCTCATATTTCCCTCAGAGTCGTAAACGGATACCCCAAGAGACTCCATCGTCTTTCTTGCTCCATCTGTAGGATTCTGTAAGGATAGAATCACGTTTCTTAGATGTGTACCACCTTCAGCACCCTTGATACCATTATTGGCGAGTATTCCAAGAGCCGTATTTAATTCAGCTGTCCCACCCTTTACAGATTTCGCTGTCGCACCGATAGTAAGGATACCTTCTCCAAGCTGTCCAACAGAGGTATTTGTGCTTGATGCAGTCTTTGCCATCTGATCAACCATCGTATCCGCCTCAGATGTTTCCATTCCAAGAGCAGACATCGCATCTGTTACCATGTCAGATGCCGATGCAAGATCAAGTCCCCCCGCCGCCGCAAGGTTTAATACAGTAGGAAGAGTATCTGCCATCTCCTGTGTATCGTATCCAGCAAGAGCAAGATAGTTTAAAGCTTCTGCACACTCGCTTGCAGAAAAGGCAGTCTTACTTCCCATCTCTTTTGCAAGGTCAGACAGTGCGTCCATTGTATTTACGGACTGTCCATCAAGCGTTGACATGGAATCTTTCGTAATTCCCATCGTAGCCTGAACCTGACTCATTGAGGATTCAAAGTCTGCTGCTGTCTTTACAGCAGCACCTCCCATTGCTGTAACTGCAGCTGATGCCACAGATACTTTCTTACCTACATTTGTAACACCGTTACCGAAAGCTTCAACCCTCGAACCAACCTCACCGATTTTCGTAAGAGTCTGATTGGTCTTAGATGCCTGTGATTCCAGTTTCTTAAGTTCGGCTTCTGTTTCTGCAATCTCACGCTGAAGGGCATCGTACTGTGCCTGTGTAATCTCACCTTTTTGGAGTTGCTCATAAGCTTGCTCTGCGGCGGTTTTAAGAGTCGAGAGTTTTTCCTTTGTCTCTCCAATTGCCTGTGTGAGAAGTTTCTGCTTTTGAGCAAGTAACTCTGTATTATGTGGATCCAATTTTAACAGTCTTTCTACATCTTTCAATGCAGACTGCGTATTCTTAATCTGACCGTTAACTCCCTTAAGGGCAGTCTGTAGCTTGGTAGTATCACCGCCAATTTCGACAGTGATACCCTTGATTCTGTTTGCCATTGGCGTCTACCTCCTTAAAATAAAGCATAATAAAAGCCCGGATTTCTCCGAGCATAAAGAAAGCACCAACCATTTCTGATTGATGCTTGATTAAAAAAACTCCATTGTTTACTTCATTGCTTGTATCTTGTCATTCATTTTCTTTGCCTCTTGCTTATAATAGCGCATAAACAGAAACCAAATGACAAATGCTACAGCTACTTGTATAAGACCAATTATGATTCCCTCACCAATTGATGCTGAACTTCCAATCCACCCAACGGAATATGCCACGATGGTATAAACTACTAAGCCTATTCCCATATGGATAATCACACGAATCGGCATCGGTAATGTGTCTTTGTGATACACGATACTTGGTACACCAAATCCTAATCCGATCAAAACACATCCAATAACCATTTTTGTAAATTGATAATTTTCCAAACTAAAATTGCCAGCATACTTTACATCAAATACTATTCCGACAATACAGAATATTGCCATAGCCATTCCAATACTAATCACCGTACTTCTGATTAATTCCTTACACAATTCCTTCATTACACTGCACCTCCTTACAGTCCTAAGTATTTTTTGAATTCCGGAAGATATGTTCTAGAAACATTTTCTTTACACCCATTTTTTAGTTTCAACAATAAGGTTCCACTAAAACTTGATTCTACGCTATCCATGTACGATAGATTAATCAACGCTGATTTTGATATCTGCATAAAAGAGTTTCCTAACTGTTCTTTAAGTTCATATAACCTTCTTCTCGAACGATAGTTATCGTTTTCTCCATATATAATCGTATCTCCGTTTTCAACACGGATCATGAAGATATCGGTTGGTTGAAGAACTATAATGTCCTCTTCATTTCTCAATGCAGTAATTGGAGTAACTCTTGTGCTAAAGATATCCATCACACGTTGTATTTCTTCTGTCATTTTATTTGTGTAAATGATTGCATATGTTTCTTTATGTTCAGATGAGATATCTACATTTACTTTCATCCTTAGACCTCCTCGCTTTTCTCTTGTTGAGGTCATTATAGCTTACTTCTAGAATCCTGTCCCTTGATTGGAGGTAAGTCGCAAAAAACAGCTTGTGAGTTGCAATAACTCCGCCATTTAAAGGAATTGAGATTAGAACTTATCAAAATCCTCCTGCGTTGCAAGATTATCGTATTTTACGGAGTCATTTCCTTTTTCAGTCCAGATATCCATCACCATTCCGATGGTGAGATAATCCAAATCTCGAATGGAAAGACCGATTTCTAAGCAACGCAGAAGGAATAATGGAGTTGTCATTTCCCTGCTACTTTTTTTAAGTTTTTTTTAGAATCAATATCCGTGATAAGGTTTGTACCCCAAAGTGCAAGAATCTCCGGCAGTACCTCATAAATGGAAAACATCTCAAACTGATCAAGCCACTCGTCAATGCTTTCCGAAATGGTATTATCCGCATGATATGCCATGATGTAAGCCACATTCTCGAAGATTTCCAAATCATCGATTGCAAACTCATCGCCATCTTCCTGAGTTCCTTTATAGGAATTTTGTAGTTTTGCTAAGTCCTTAAATATATCTCTCTTAAACTTCGCACGATATAATCTTGGTACAGTGGCAGAGGAGCGAAATGCTACCTCTTTGCCACCGACATTAATTGTTTTCTTTAACATCTTAAGCACCTCCACCAGCTGATGCAGTCTTTGCTACAGGAACATATACTGATTTATACCAGTTATTATAAATAGTCTCTGTAGTCGTATCTCCTGTTCTACTCTTTACAAGGCCATCACTTCTAGGATCTGCAGTAAGAGATAACTTCTCAGTTTTTGGCTCAATCGATTCCTCTTTTGTCTCAGACTCAATAGATGGACGAGTAGCATTGCAGTTATACATTACATGGCGGATACTCTTTGCATCGCCATCAAACTCAAAAAGCAGTGCAAACTTGTTTGTTTCTGCAATGTTTGAATTTTCTACAAGCACTCCATTTTTATCAAGTTCCTCCCTTAAAATATCCGTTCTAAACCATTCTGGGATAAGGGCAATTTCTAAATCACCACTATATCCGTTATTTGATGTAGAACGGAAGTAAACAATTCCATCTGCATAAAACGGATTTGATTCACCTTCAGCATCTAAGCTGATACTGACAGCACCTGGGATTGCCTTTGGTGTGTCATATGTATACTCGCCACTATCTGATAAGGTCAGCTTTGCAGCGTGTACATTCTTTAAATTATATTTGATTTTATTTGCCATAGCTTAAGTCTCCATTTCAAATGAATATAGGACTTCATACATCTTTTCACTTTCGATCCACGTCTCTGTGTGATCATAAAAAATGCCGTGCTCATCAAGTACAGCCTCAACTTTCTGCTCCACCGACAAGTCCTTGAAATCGGTGTACAGTTCTATATGAATCTCATTTATCTTTTTATAGACTCTTCCGTCAGCAGAAAAGTGATCTGTGCCGGGAATCAAATAACAGATAAATGGCGGATCAGGACTTTCTCCCTCTGCAAAGTGATCGTATGCAAAGGGAATGTCCATCTCCTCTAACATTTTTAATAGCTTATCCATCACATACCTCCCAGTGCTCTGCTGATTTCTGTTTCCAATGTTTCTACAGCATTCTGCTCTGCCTGTGCGATATGAGGTCTTGCAGCGACTCTGCCACCTCCACGCTTGGCATGACCATGTTCCAGAAGGTGGGCAAGCTGATATCGGTTCTTGGAATGTACAGTCACCTCTAAGGAATTCGATGTTTCCTTTGTCTTCTTCACTGTCCACGATTTTGCATACTTTCCGGTATCAGCCGGAGCAGATGCAGAGATTTCTTTTCTGACCTCATTGCCTGCCTTTCGGACTGCTTTCTTCACATCGTCAGAAGCAAGGTCAGCATATTCCTTCAAACCTTCCATAATCTCCTGGGCAAGGTTATCGATCTTTGTTGCCATTACTTCTTCCTCTCTTTCTCACATTTGAACTTCAGACATTTCTTCTTGAAATTCATGTGGTCAATGGAAACGATGTTATAAACAGCACCATCAAAAAGAACCCGGCATTTGGTGGAATCAATATCCGATAATGCTCTGCAATATCTAACCGTAAAGGAAATATCCGAATCCTCTACCACAAGACCTGCAACAGCCTTTTCAGACCCACCCTCACCACTGACTGTGGCATAGCAGGAATAGAAATCCGACCAGGCATTTTTGTGATTGCCGATTTTATCCGTGACCACTTCATTTTTCTGAAAAGTGATACGAACATTCATGAGTGCAATATCCATCAGAACACCTCTCTTCTGCTGCCAAACAGCAAGGACCGAAGAGAAATGGTGAGCGCATGATGGTCTGCATCTTCTCTGTGTTCATATAAATATGCCACAGCATACATGACAGCAATCTTGGAAGATGGAATTTCTGACAGTTCTTCCACAGAGATTCTTGCAATATCCGCACACAGATTTTCTCCTGTAACAATGAAATACTTTATCAGTTCATCATCGTCATCAAAATCCACACGAAGATATCCCTTCATCTCTTCAAGTTCTACAATCATATTTTTCACCACCTCTGGTCTAAAATTTAGGCAGTGCCATCATTGGACAGCACTGCCGTATTCTTACGCTCCTGCTTTAGAAGAAGTCTTTCCAGTCACCTTAAGGATCTGTACCGCCTCCGGAAGGATAAGCTTACCATCGACTCTTTCCTTTGCTACAAAACCAATCATGCCGTTGCCAGCGAAAAGTTCTGTAAGATGCTTGAAGGAACGGGTACCACGGTCACCGATGTTATAGTAACTGTAATCACCGAACGCCATCATGTTCACTGGGCAGAACGGAGATGTGTGTACCGGATATCCTAAGAGTTTATCCGGCTCTCCCGCCCGTACAGAAGGCTGCCACATATAAGCACCGTTGTTGTCCTTAAAGGTACGGATCATAGCCACTGCCTGGTCGTTCATAATGAATGATGCATTCTTTCTGTATGGACGCTTTAATGCATACACCAGATTGATTACATCATCACCAGTCGGAGTTGCTACTGTATTAGCAATAGTTCCTCCGCCCTTTTCTGCAAACAAACCAAGAGGTTGTCCAACACCACTGCCGTTAAGAAATGCATCCTCTTCTGCATTTGCGAGTGCCTTACCAAACTGCTCGATGATATAGTTCTCAAGTCTGAAGGCATTGTCATATAACAGTTCCTCTGTGATCTTGATTGCTACATGAAGTTTGTGGGCATCAAGCAAAATCTGGTCAAAGGTAGCATCTCCCCACTGAAGGGCACCACCTTCCTCAATCCATGCAGCTGCAGGTTTTGTTGCTGCGATATTGATCTTGTGTTCACCGGAAGTTGTGATTCTGTGAGCCAGTTTTCTCATGATATTCTCTTCTTCCAGAACATCAATGAGTCTGCTGTCATATTCCTCCGGCACAAGATAACCACCATCGGCATCTACACCTTCCTGCAGAACATTGGATACCTGACGGAAGTTCGTACGAAGTGCAGTAAGCATCCCGTTCTTGTACTCATCCGATGCACGTCCAACCTTCACATCCTTTGGCTTGTCTGCCACAGGCTTGGTTACGATAGGAACATTCACAGGCTGACGGAGTTCATTCTCCATCGCATCCATCTGCTCCATTCTTTCGATTTCAAGGCTATAATCCTTGACCTTCTTTTCCATTTCCGCATAGGTAGCAGCATCTTCTGCAGAAAGAAGACCGTCCTTATCACGCTTGCTTTCCACAAATGCTTTTGCACCTTCCCATGTCTTGTTTCTTGCTTCTCTTAATTCCTGAATAGTCATGTTCTATTACCTCCAATTTTTCAATAAATTAAGCCGATCCATGAGGGAGTCGGCTTTCGTTTTGGTTACTTCAATTTTTAGTTCGATTTTGCATTTGGCAGCAATCTTATCCATAAGCGAATTGGTCACTGCTGCCTGTGAATACACCATGCTGACCGTTGGAATTTCGACTTCATCGGTTACACTTCTCTGTAAGATTTCATCTGCAAATCCCATCTCCACAGCACTGTTTGCATCCATCCATGTTTCTGCATCCATCAGATGAGAAATCTTTGCACGGCTCATGCCTGTCTTGATCTCGTAAGCATTCACAATGGATTCCTTTACTTCATCAAGCATGGCGATTGCCTTCTGCATTTCATTCGTATTTCCCATAGCCACAGTCATCGGATTGTGGATCATCATCATCGATACCGGAGATACAAGGACCTTTGTTCCTGCCATTGCAATCACAGATGCTGCACTGGCTGCGATGCCATCAATCTTGATGGTCACATTGCCTTTGTATTCCATCAGCATGTTATAAATCTGTGCTGCTGCGATGCAGTCACCTCCGGGAGAATTGATCCATACCGTGATGTCACCGTTTCCGGCATTTAATTCATCTCTGAAAAGCTGTGGAGTCACTTCGTCATCAAACCAGCTTTCTTCTGCGATGGTTCCGTTTAGAAACAGTGTCCTCTCCGGTGTCTGTTCCATCGTCTCCTGGTTCGTCACCATCTTGTTCTTCCACTTCCAGAACTTCTTCATCTGCATTCTCCTTTCCGCCGTTTGCAAAGATTCCTGCATCGGCAAGTTTTGTCATATTTCCGTTGATGAGGTATAAGTCCCCACCATCCTCTTCCGGTATAAGGTCGAGGTTCTCAAGTTCACGGATATCATTGGCTGACATCCAACCATTCTGCCTTGCCGTGGCATAACCATTCATGCGGCTCTGATAATCCCCACGAAGCAGACCGTCCACATTGAACTTGACGAAGTATGTGGATTTTTCATTTGCAGAAAGCAATGCACGGTTAATGCTCTGCTCCCATCTCATCAGCCACGGTTCCAGTGTGTATTTCACAAACTCCAGTGACTGCTGCTCAATATTAGAAAAGCTCGACTTCTCAAGGTCACCAACCATATGTGGTGGGACTCTGAAAATTCGAGCAATCTCATCAATCTGAAATTTTCTTGTTTCGAGGAACTGTGCTTCATTTGGAGAAATGGAAATCGGTGTATACTTCATTCCTTCTTCCAGAATAGCAACCTTGTGAGAATTTCTTCCGCTAAATCCTTTGTTCCAGCTGTCTCTCACTCGGTCAGGATCTTTGACCGTTCCCGGATACTCAAGGATTCCTCCGGGAGTGGCTCCGTTTGCAAAAAACTTGGCTCCATATTCTTCTGTCGCAATGGAAAGCCCAATTGCATTCTTGGCCATCGCTATCGGAGAATATCCAACCAGTCCGTCAAAACCAAGACCAGGAATATGCAGGACATCTTCCTTCTTCAGATTGACCGTTCCTTCTTTCATGGTCGGAGCATCGGAATCAGATACCTGGTACTGATAGTAAATCTGCCCACGGTCATCACGATCCACTGTCATACGATTTGGCATGAGTGGATATAATCCAAGAACCTCACCTTTTCCGTTACGGATAATCTGTGCATAGGCATTGCCCCACAAAAGCAAATGCGTCATCAGTGTTTCTCGGAAGACAAAGGATGTCATTTCCGGGTTCGGCTCATCATGAAGCAGAAAATATAATGGATGCTTCACTGCCTTTTCCTTACTTCCTTTATCCGTATACTGATACAGATGCACCGGAAGTCCTGCTATAGCCTCTGAAAGAATTCTCACACAGGCATACACTGCAGTCATCTGCATGGCCGAATGTTCCGTTACCCTGTTGCCGGAGGTGCTTCCTCCAAAGAGAAAACGATAACTGCTACCGTTGGTACTATTCGAAGGCTTATCTCTTGAATGAAATAATCCGCTTAAAATACCCATATCTGCTCACGCTCCTTCCTAAATAAAAAGAATGCCTCGGTTATCGTATACAGATTCCGTATTGGCATTCCCATTTCTGATTGCTCGATCCAGTGCCATGATTGCTGCAATGGCACCATCAATCTTTTCTGTTGATTTTTCCTTATCTGCCTTAATGTTTCCGGCAGGGTCTGTTCGTATAAAAATGTTATCCATGTTCCATCTAAGAACCGGATGACCGCTGTGTGCGATTCGTTCTTCAAGCACCAGTTTCATCAATTCCTTGGTAGGCGGAGACATATCCTTAAATCCCTGTCCAAACGGAACTACGGTAAATCCCATACCCTCAAGGTTCTGCACCATCTGAACTGCTCCCCATCTATCGAAAGCAATCTCTCGGATATTAAACCTCTCACCTAGGGACTCAATAAACTGCTCGATATATCCATAATGGACAACGTTTCCTTCCGTAGTCTGCAGATACCCTTGTCGTTCCCACACGTCATATGGAACATGGTCTCGTCTGACTCGAAGGTCGAGTGTATCTTCCGGCACCCAGAAATATGGGAGAACGATATATTTGTCTTCCTCATCCCTTGGCGGGAATACAAGCACGAATGCCGTAATATCGGTTGTAGATGACAAGTCCAGTCCACCATAGCAGACCCTGCCTTCCAATTCATCTTCATCCACATTAAAATTGCAGGCATCCCATTTTTCCATAGGCATCCATCGGATCGACTGCTTGACCCACTGATTTAATCTCAGCTGTCTGAAGGAGTTCTCTTCTCCCGGATTCTGCTTTGCAGAGTCACAGGCGGCTTTTACTTTTTCCATAGCAACCGTGATGCCAAGGGATGGATTTGCTTTCTGCCAAACTTTAGGGTCTGTCCAATCTTCCGATTCATCTGCACCATAGATAACGGAGTAAAATGTCGGGTCTATCTTTCTTCCTGCCTGAATATCCAGAGCCTTCTGATGTATCTCATAGCAGATAGAGTTGGTATCATTTCCGGCTGTGGTAATCAGAAAGTACAGTGGCTGCATTCTTGCGTCACCACTTCCTTGTGTCATTACGTCATAGAGTTTTCGATTCGGCTGAGTATGAAGCTCATCGAAAATTACTCCGTGCGTATTAAAGCCATGCTTATTGGCAACATCCGCCGACAAAACTTGATAAAAACTGTTGGTTGGTTTATATATCAGTTTCTTTTGCGACTCCAAAATTTTGACTCTTTTCAGTAGTGCGGGAGAGAATTTCACCATATCCACGGCCACATCAAATACGATCTTGGCCTGGTTTCTGTCTGCTGCACATCCGTACACTTCGGCTCTTTCTTCGCCATCACCACATAAAAGAAGAAGTGCTACGGCAGCTGCAAGTTCTGATTTACCCTGTTTCTTAGGGATTTCGATATATGCTGTATTGAACTGACGATATCCGTTTGGTTTTAACACGCCGAATAAATCTCTTATGATCTGTTCCTGCCAATCAATCAGTTCAAACTTCTTTCCTGCCCATGTTCCTTTGGTATGGCATAGCTCCTCAATAAAGCTGACAGCGAAATCTGCCATCGTTTCATCGTAATGCGAGGTATCTGCCATGAACTTGGTAGGCTTATAATCTTCTAATTTTCGCAAGCTGCATCACCTCCAAAATTGTATAAAAATAAGCCGCATCACTGCGACTGTCCAATATATATCGTAGAACGAGGAACACACCCTTGCGGGCGGTTCTTCTGAAACTTTCTGTTTTAGTTATATTCCTTCATCAAAATGGCAAGTGCCATCTCGGTTTCTTTGTCGGCCGGAGGAATATCCAATCCTCTGTCATAGTTATAGGTAATCTCACCGTCACGCTTTAACATCAGTTTGGAAATCCTGCCGCCGTCCATACCGTAATCTTCGCTCGGTTCTTCGAAGTGTTTGACCCAGTAATGGAAAATGTTGTTTGAAACCTTGATGCTTCCTTCTGCCCACATGCCTATCTCACCTCCATCTTGATTGCCGGAATTCTGGCCTGCTCTCCTGTTTTCCAATCGGTGTATCTTGCGTTGACCGTTGTAAGTCCGTTCATGTAAATGCCGTTCTTTTCAAATTCTGCTAAGGTTTCGATAAGGCTTGAAAATGTGGAGCTGATGGTGAATTTCTTGATTCCTTCTGCTCTCATGCTGTCTGCAATTTCCTTAATGTCATGATCCCATATTATATCGTCAAAATTGATTAGGTCATTGCCGGATTCTTCTTTAGAAGTTCTGTATGCCCGGTAAAGTGTGCTGTTAACTCCTGCGTCTTTCAAGCTGATGTTTTCCTTTGCATTCATAAGCTCCTCAAATCTTCTGATTTCCTTCATTGTAGTTTCCTCCTAAGTGTGTTGTTTTCCCTTTCGGTAGTACTATATATCACTCTAAAGGCACATAATAGCAAGTTATTTTTCGGCATATATGTGACAATTATTTCAGAAGGATACTGTGCATATTACTCCTCGATTTTTCTGCAGCGGTCCTCTCCGTATACTACATTTAATCCAGAACCATTATCCCAAGCAACCATAATGCTTGCTGTATCATCCACTCCAATAACAGTACCTCTCGTTCCAATCGGTGGTGCCTGCAAATCATCCATATGGGTAAGCTCTACTCGGCAACCGGCAGGATACTGTTTGCGTACCCTTGCTACTATCTCTTTACTTGGAAATCTCATCACTCAGAACCTCCTTCTTTGCTCCATTCTTAAATGCAGATGATCCTGTCAGATTCTTTAAAAGTATCCTTCGGTCAGTTTTGTACTCCTCACCGATAAATCCAAGTCTTAAAAGGAAACATCTGAATGCGTATTTCTCATTGCTGACTTTCTTTTCTGTGGAGTTGATGCGTTTCTGTTCTTTACTCATCTTGCAGAGTGCTGCAATGAAATTCTGGTAAGCTTGGCAGGTTTCTGCATCCGGCAGTTCGGGAAACCAAGGAAATGAAACTTTTTCCTCATCAATTTCGATTCGGATATCATCTACTCCCAAGGCTTTCTTAATTAGTTCACCTTTTGCATCAAGCAGCTTCGTAAGGTTTCCGGCTGAAACATTCTCAAGCGGAATAGCCACCGTAAGCCCTGCATCTTCGCCCTGTGGCGTTTCTTCCGGCTCTTTGGGTATTTCCTTTTCTTCTGCAACAAAGCCGCTGTCCGCAAGTTTCTTCAGAAGTTCTTCGATGTCCTTCGGAAAAATGTTCTCGTCAAATTCCAAGGCTCCGGTCTTATCTACTATGAGTCCTCCAAAGTCATAAGCCGCAGTTGGCATCCCCTTGTACTTTGGCTTTGTTCCAAGGATTTCTCCAATTGCTGTAACCAGTGCTTTTCTCTCTGCTCCGGTCCGGTTAAATTCTACTCTCATTTATAAGTACCTCCTTTATTTTTCGGTACTACATATATCACTCTGAATCGCATAAATAGCAAGTCCTATCTGTAAATATCCGAGTAAAATATGAACCGATTTATCCATCATGATTTTGTGCATAATATGCTATTCCGGAAAGCACGAACACCACATTAGGAAGTGCTACACCATTGCCCCACATCTTATACTCCGCTGAGTCTGAATGTGGGTTCTTAAGCCATTTTCTGATTTGATTATCTGTCTTCGGCTTTGTTTTCTTTCCGAGTGCATCAGTGTGTGTCTGAAAGATTTCTCTCCATATAGAAATATCCTCATTGGTAGGATTTTCTGTTCCAAGCTCATCACACCACCAATCTGGAAATCCCTGCAGCCTTGCACATTCCGTAGGGGTCAGTCTTCTCACGATATACCTTGGTTCATTCACAATCGGTGGATCCTTGTAGTCTGTGGCAACGAGAGTGTTTGCCATCTCCTCTTCAGCGGATGTGAAAAAAGAGGCCTTGGAAGAACTGTACACCGGATGAGCCACACCACTTGCACCCGCTGCCACAATGGTTGGTTCCACTTCCTCCTCGATTTGAAAACTGAACTTCGCATTGTAGCCTTGGTTCATTGCAGGTCTGCCGATACCATAAGCTACCGCGTGCTGTTCTGTCGCATTTAAGGTATACATGACATCTGATTCTTTGTAACCATCCCCCTTATGAGAAGGGCGAGTGCCATTGCCTTCAATCACAGTAATGCCGCCTTGATTACAGCTTGGGTTTCCACCGTTGCTATCGATGGTTCGGCTTGTATCCGCCTCATAAAATCCACTGTTTGGATTTGCGGATTTCATGGAGTTGCTGTCCTTGGAACAGATACCATAAGCAACTGGCTGAAACAAGGTCTGATCATTGTTTGTTCCAAGAGTTGCAGACTTGTTATCCTGGATCAAAGCACCTTTTCCACCACCTTCACATCCACTTCGTATCTTCAGTGTCTTCGGTGTTTCCACCACAAAGGGCTGATTGTTTCCGCCTGTTCCATAAGTGGAAAGAACCGTCTGTGACACATCAAGAGGACCCTTGTACCTACAGTCTTGCCCATGATTTTCAAACATTAAGCCGATGCCTGCATCTCCAGTGCTTTTTTTAGAAGCAGCGGCAGCTCCTTTCCACGAAGAGATGCACGTCTTAGAATACCCAGACAAGCCTTCTGACTCAAATAGTATTTTTCCGGCACTCCAGCCATCAAAATCTGCGACAAGGTAGATACGTTTTCTTCTCTGGGGTACTCCCCAAAACTGAGCATCAAACTGTCTCCAGGCAACGGAGTAATTATCTCCCATGATTTTTCCTGCCCGGTTCCACTTTGAAGGCTTAGGCACTGACACTGATCCGTCTTTGATTTTGCAGACCTCTTCGAGGACGGCACGGAAGTCTTCTCCCTTGTTGGAGCTGAATGCTCCGGGGACATTTTCCCAGACGATAAATCTTGGTTTTTGCCCATTTGTCTTACACCTCATTTCTTTTATGATTCTGACTGCCTCATAAAACAGTGAAGAACGGGAGCCGGAAAGTCCGTCACGCTTACCTGCAATACTCATATCCTGGCATGGACTGCCAAAGGTTATGATGTCCACGGGAGGAATCTCTGCCCCGTTCATCTTGGAGATGTCCCCATAATGTTTTACCTGTGGCAGTCTTTTGGTTGTCACACGAATAGGAAAAGGCTCAATCTCCGATGCCCACACAGGGGTAATACTGGAAATCAAGCCTCCCAAAGGAAATCCACCCGAGCCATCGAATAGACTTCCAAGTGTTAAATTGTTATTCTCCATCTGCTCCCTCCACCTCTTTCACAAGGTCGGAGTAAGCAATTTTTTCTCCGTTTCTTATAACAAGTACATTTTCTGCATCCCCAGTATCCTCCACATATCTTCGCAAAATAACAGATGCATACTTCTCATCCAATTCCATCGTATAACAGATACGATTAGTTTTCTCACAGGTCAGCAGTGTGGAGCCACTGCCGCCAAAGATATCGATAACAATTGCATTTTCCTGACTGGAATTTCCGATGGGATAAGCAAGAAGGTCAAGCGGCTTTGATGTGGGATGATTCTTGTTCTTCTTTGGCTTGTCGAAGTTCCAAATAGTGGTCTGACTTCTTCCGGCACTCTTGCTCCAGTAATGCTTGCCATTCTGAAGGAAGCCATAAAGCACTGGCTCATGCTGCCACTGATAATCCGATCTGCCAAGCACCAGAGAATTCTTCACCCAAATGCAGCATCCCGACAAGTGAAAACCTGCATCCACAAATGCTTTTCTGAAATTAAGTCCCTCTGTATCTGCATGAAATACATAAGCGGAGCCGCCCTTTTCCAGATGTTCTGCCATGTTCTTAAATGCAGAAAGCAGAAATTCATAAAACTTATCATTTGCCATCTTATCATTTTTAATGGAAAGTCCATCCGAACTTTCAAATGCAACGTTATATGGAGGATCCGTAATAATGAGATTGGCTTTCTTTCCATCCATCAGCCGTGCCACATCTTCACTTGATGTCGCATCGCCGCACATCAGTCTGTGTCTGCCAACCGTCCAGATATCTCCACGCTGTACAAAAGCAGCCTTTTCCAGTGCATCAGACAGGTCATAGTCATCATCTTCCACTTCTGACTGCTTGTCCTCTCCATAGAGTTCAGCAAGCTCTTCTTCAGAAAAACCGGTCAGACCCACATTGAAATCCATATCCTTTAAGGATTCAATCTCAATACGAAGAAGCTCCTCATCCCATCCTGCATCCATTGCCATTCGGTTGTCCGCCAAGATATATGCTTTCTTCTGTGCCTCTGTCAGATAATCCACAAATACACACGGTACTTCTGTGATGCCTTCTTCCTTTGCTGCAAGGATTCTTCCATGTCCCGCAATCACGTTATATTCTCTATCAATAATGACAGGATTGATAAAGCCGAACTCACGAAGAGAAGAACGAAGTTTCATAATCTGTTCTGCTGAATGAGTTCTTGCATTATTTACATAAGGAATTAGTTTTGATACAGCTACAAGCTGCATTTCTGTTGTTGTCTTACTCATAGCCGCCTCCTAAAATAGTCCCCATTCGGCAAACTTCTCAAAGCCACCGATGGACTGAATATATTCTCTTGCAATCTCTACAATCTCTGCATACGGTCTGCTGTCAATCCTATCGTCTCTAATGGCACAGCAAATTTCTACAGGCTTGCCTGTTTTCTGTGCTTTAAGGAATGCATAGATATTAACGGACACATCTGCTTTAGATAAATCTTTTCCATGAAGACCTCCGCCTGTCACAGAATCCGCCATATCACTTCCAAGTTTTCGGTTGGTTGCACCGGAATCTACATCAATTCCGCCAGTCCAATCACCAAGCGGATTGATTTCCGCATTTGGATATGTGTTTTTCAAATCTGTAGTTTTTGCATTGCTCTGACAGATGATCAGTCTTGCTTCATCCAGAATGTACTTTCCATCATACGGATAAGAAGTGTAGATTTCTCTTGCAATCTTAGAGAGTGCTTTCTGCTCCTCTGTCAGCGGCATTCCTTTAAAGATTCCGTTATCACCGCATCTCATTCCCTTGGACTGATTTTCTGAAAGATGCACATCCTGTGGCACGATCTGAATAAACACCCGAATGCCCGGAGCAATTCGCTCCACAATGTATGCAATATCTTCTCTTTCCATATCCACAGAGGTTTCAATCACCACATGACCATAGCCATGACCGATAAGCACCTCTACTGCAATCTTCGGATTTTCCTGTTTCTTATATGCCAAATCAACAATAGCACCTGCTATTCTGTCTGCCATCTTATCCGGATGGCTCGGATTTACTTTCTCAATCATGCTATCTTCCTTCCCTTGCTCTTAGGAGTCGCTCCATCAAATCGTTTTGCGGAGCAGCATCGTCATAATCGGTACTGCAGTTTTCCTTCACAATCTGAAATATTTCATTCCACAGCCTTACAGCTTGGTTCATATAGTTAATGCCAATATTGATAAATGGAGATGGAATGGGTTTCTGTGTAGTAGGATGCTTAGAAAGAAACCCTAGCTTATTGGTCATCTCTTCACACTGAATCCAGCGAGCGGAACACATCGCATATCGCTCTAAAAGCTGCGGGGATACTTTCGATGCACATCCAATTTTCTTTAGCCACTGCCAGGTCTCCTCATAAATCTCAGATGCCTGCAGCTCTGATCCGTCTCTTTGTTCTGCAGACAAGAAGTCATGTGGCTTTGGCATCTCCACACCTTCCACATCCGGAATATCCAGAACTTCCAATTTTCTCCCTCCCGGATTTCCGTTATTTGCTTTTTCTTTGACCGCCGATTTCTTGCGTCCGGCACCTGGCCTTCTGCCTCCACGGCCGCCTATGTTGTTTGATTTCGTAGGCACGTCTCATGTTCCTCCTTTAATTACCCTTTTGATTTCGCATTTTTCACACGCAAGACCCCACGCCGTTCCACGGTGGCCTTGGTGTTAGAGATTTTGGCCGCCCCTGGGGTCATTGTCATATCCGTAAATACGATGTTTTTTGCTTCCGTGATAATCACCACGCTCTGCATGAATCTTGGCATGACAGCTTTTGCATAGAGAAATTAAATTACTTCTGTCATGGGTACCACCTTCCGACAATGGTTTCTTATGATGAACTTCATCTACTGGGACGATAATTCCTTTCTCAAAGCACAGCTCACAGAATGGATGGGTCTTAACATAGCTGTCACGGATTCGTTTCCAAGCTCGTCCGTACCTGCGGCGTACAACTTTATCTCTGCCATACTTCTCGTAGGAACGGTTGGCTTGCTTCTTATGTTCCTCACAGTACCTACCGTCCGTTAGATTTGGACAGCCAGGAAAACTACAAGGACCCTTTGGCCTTCTTGGCACATCAGCACCTCCTTTAGATATAACAAAAGCCTCTGCGGGATTTTTCCTGCAAAGGCTCTTCCTTCATTTATTCTTTTTCTACAGTTTACATTATACCGCATGCAAGGGGGTGTCTTTGGAGTGGCCTGGGGGTGGCCTAGGGGTGGCTTCTTTCAAAACTATCCAAAGCACGTCTGTGAAGACGCTTCGTCCACCGAAGGGAATAATACATCTGCACCGATATTTCCGGCATGGACTTTAATTCAATATATCGGTACCGAAGTATCATCTGTTCCATCGGATCTTCTACCAAATCAATGGCACTATCTAGCTCACAGCGAAGTTCCTCCAGCTTTTTATAATCCTCTGCAAGTTCTTCTTCCAAGGCATCGATTTTCTCAAGATATCTTTCAAAGGGTGCTTTTATGTTTCGATTACTTGAATAATGCTCCTCAAATCCAGGAGAAGAAACACTGCATGACAATTCTCTGTAATATCCAAGTTTGATCTTCTTGTCGTTGATCTTATTATTCAGAATAAATGGTCGGTTTAAAAATTCTCTTGCTGTCATAAGCCTAACCTCCGAAAATATTAATTTCTCTCGGATTGTCTCTGATTTACAATTCTGCTTTTACCGCATCGATCAGTGCCGATTGGGTGCTGTCTTTCTCTGCCAGTGCCTTCATGATTTTCTCATCCACTGTACCCTGAGTCAGAATATGGATTACTGTAACCGTTCTGCTGCTTTGACCCTGCCTGTAAAGTCTTGCTACTGTCTGCTGATAAAGTTCCAAACTCCAGGTAATTCCAAACCACACAAGGGTGGATCCTCCGGATTGAAGATTTAATCCATGTCCTGCGGATGCCGGATGGATTAGCGCCACTGGAAGTTCTCCCCTATTCCACTTTTTCATACTGGCATCACTATCAAGTTTCTGAAATGGGATCTTCTTTTCTGCAAGACGCTGCTCGATCCGTATAAGGTCATGCTTGAACCAATATGCAATAAGAAGTGGCTTTCCGTTTGCTGATTCGATAATATCCTCCAGTGCATCCAGCTTTCTGTCATGAATGGGAAGAATACTCTCATCATCTGCATAGACTGCGCCATTTGCCATCTGTGATAACTTTCCGGAAAGAGATGCGGCATTTGCTGCTGTAATCTCTCCTTCTGGAAGTTCCAGAACAAGCTCTGCTTTCATATCTTCATACTTTTTCTTCTCCTTTTCGGAAAGATGCACCATATACTTCGTGTTTACCAGTTCCGGCATTTTCAAATGATCTGCTGCCTTCATGGAAATGGTAATGTCCGATATTTTTTCGTATATAGCATCTTCTGCTCCAGGAAGTGGCTTATAGCTGTAAACGATAGGACCATTCACCTTATCCGGCTTGAAATATGTATTTCTATACTGACCGATGAATCTTCCAAGCCTCACACCCATATCCAGGATTTTAAATTCCGCAAACAAATCCATCAGACCGTTGCTTGACGGTGTTCCTGTAAGTCCCACGATTCTTTTGACCTTGTGTCTTTCTTTCATCAATGCTTTAAATCTCTTTGCCTGATGATTCTTAAAGGAACTCAGCTCATCGATTACCACCATGTCGTACTCAAAGGGTTGTCCACTCTTTTCTATCAGCCACTGCAGATTTTCACGATTGATCATTGTGATGTCTGCTTGTTTTCTAAGTGCTTCCAGTCTTTCTTTTTCTGAACCAACTGCAATTGCAAAAGTAAGATTATGGAGATGATCCCACTTTTCAATTTCATCGGACCAGGTATTCCTTGCTACTCGAAGCGGTGCGATTACTAAAATGCGATGGACATCAAAGTAATCAAACAAGAGATTATTAAGTGCCGTCAGCGTGATAGTCGTTTTTCCTAACCTAAGCCCATATCAAGCAGTAATGCGGATATAGGATTTTTTTCGATAAATTCTACTGCGTATTTCTGGTAACTGTGGGGTATGAACTTCATTCGGCATCACCTCCTTCCATTTTTTCTAATTCCTTAATAAACCAATTTAACTCTGCATGGTGTTTCGCATGTTCAGATTGAGATGCAAAAATGACAATATTATCGGGTGTATTATTCCTTTTATTTTCATCACGATGATGAACGACTTCTCCTGGTTTAAGAGATCTTTTTAGGATTTTCTCTGCTACAACTCTGTGTTCATGTCTGCCATAATACTTTGCATAAGTGGTTCCATTGCCGCTGTCTAATCTTGAGTTGCGAATTTTCTTCCTTGTTTCAGGTGTCATTCGTGTAGGATTCAATCGCCTATTCAATTCTGACAGTGTCTTACCGATATTCGTGAAATCTTTCAATGAATCATATTCTTTAGGATTCTTGGTTTTATTGCTGAAGTTCCATAAACATTCTCTTGAACAAAATAGATGTCTTTTCCCACGGATTTTACATTCTAGACGTTCAAACTCCTTGCCACACCAATCACACCGAATTTTTAATTTCATGAATCACACCTCCAATCTGTTCTGTTCCATCAATGACATATACTCGGAATCCAAGTCCCATCAAAATTTTGTGCCTTGCGACCTGTAAAGGCCTCGGTTTCTGCCCCGGAGCTTTCAGTTCTGCAAAAGCGATCTTGCCTTTCGGAAGAAGAATAATTCTGTCCGGCATTCCTGAATATCCAGGAGATACAAACTTCGGACAAATACCGCCATTCCTTTTGACTTCTGCCACAAGTCTTTTTTCTATTTCTTTCTCTCTCATAAATACCTCCAAAAATCGATCAAGGTGCAGGTCTGTGCATATCATTTCTAAAACTTTATATATAGTGATTTTTTTCAAAAAATCTGCCCTAAAGGGGTTTTATATATAGACCTTCTCCGACCTGCACCTTTTTGTTATCAGCTATCCAAAAAGTCCGATTTTAAGCGGATTCCACGCACAATGATGCCTGCCTTGGTCTTCTTTCTTTCAAAACCTGCATTTTCAAGAGCCGCATAAAAATCAGTGGTACTTCTGGTGTATTCTCCCGTCCTTGCACAGTAAGAACGATACTCTTGATAGAATTCACCTGACTTCTGCGTGTATGTGATGTCTACTTCACAGCATTCCTCAGCAAAAGCAGAAAGCCAGTCATTATTCTCACGATACTTGTTGATGGCAGCTTCCACTACTATCGGAGTTTTCAGCTTGTACCTATTTTTTATGGCTTTTTCTGCTCCATCAATGATCCATGAAAGCACAGCACCTCCTGCTTTCTCGTAAAGGAAGTCCGCATAGTTTTTCCTGTCGCTGCTTCCTGTGATTTTGGCATTAAAGGGTATCACAATAAGCCTTCGCCAGATACCATCATCATTAGCTCCCACCTTTGGAAGATGATTGGTATATAAGACGAGGGTGTGTGTCGGCACGTATTTGAACGGATCCTTATATTTCTTTTCAGCTGTTACTTCATCGGTGGAACACAGCTGTTTTACAATGGAAGTGTTCAGCCTCATACCTTCTTCCAGTTCAGCAGCAATGACCAGTCTCTTACCTTTCAGCTCTGCCATCTCCGGCTTTACATTACGCTTGCAGCCTACGGTCAGCGCATCGGCGGAGATCGTTCCACTATACGTTCCAAGCACCCTGGCGATGGTATTCCAAAAGGTACTTTTACCATTACTTCCTTCTCCGTATGCAATGACCAGCGCCTCAACATATACTTTTCCAATGGCAGAAAGTCCCACGATCTGCTGCACATATTCGATCAGCTCCTTATCACTGCAGAAAAAGCTGTCCAGTGCATTAAGCCATAGATCCATGCCATCAGTACCTGGAGAAACTGCTGTTATCTTTGTGATTAGATCTTCTGCCGCATGTTCCTTACTCCTTCCGTCCCGCAGATCATATGTAGCACTCGGAGTATTTAGCAGAAACTCCTGACTGTCAAAATCAGTGATCTTCTTAAGGAGCATTGGTTTTGCCGCCTGCAGTGCTGATGTCACGAACTTCATATCTCTTCGCTTCATCACAAAAGCATAGTATTTCGATGCCATCATAAATTCCTTGAACGCTTTCTCACTGCTTTCGTCAATGACTTTTTCCAATGCTTTACCCCCTGCCATTACTGTTTCTTTATCAACACCTGCATCCAGGAGCATTTTCTTTGCTTTCTCTACAGCTGCTGTTGCTTCTTTTAACTGTTCATCTAAAAACTCCTCACATGCACCCACCGCCAACTGCTTGGACTCTACCCAGTGCGTACCGTCATATCGCATATAATCTGTGGAGTCGGTAAATGCAAGCTCACCGGCATACTCACGAGACAGTACCTTTGCCTGTCCGATATCCGAATAATCATCAGGTTTCAGACTAAAGCCCTTATTGAACTCTTCCGGTGATACATAGCCAACCTGTGCCTGCACCTTCTTTCCAAACTTCACAGCACTGCTCCAAATCAGAGCAAGTTCGCTGTCTTCCAATGGCGGATTACAAAGCTGTGCCTTCTCAAGATAAATATCATGCGCCTTATCTGTATTGCCGTATCTCTTAATCAGTCTTCCGGCAATATGACTCATGGTGCTGTTTCTGAAACCTTCAGCAATGCCCTGGGAAGCGCGGTCATATTCTGCAAAGTCCATCTCATCCAAGAACTCCTCAATGGTTCTGCTTCCTTCATGCCAAACAATATCAGCCGGAGCATGGCCAAAAATAAATCTTGCTGCGTCCAGTGCGTTATCATCAAAAAATGGTGCTATTTCCTGCAGTCTTGTCTTAATTCCTGCTACTTCATCAGCACTTGTGATTTTGCTGTGAGGAAAGTAAATATGATGTCTCGGTCTTGCAGATCTCTTGCCCTTCACCTTTCCATCATTTCTGCTTGGAACTAAGATGAACGATACATCCGGGAAGAGTTCTTCATATTTTTCTGCAGTAATCCAGTCCTTTGGATCATCACTATGATCGTTGTCACAGTCCATCACTTCTACATCAGAAGACAGAAAATCATCAATGGAACGGTGGCAGTTTTTGAACTCAGCACATACATGGTCACGAGAAATGACTGCAAGCATATCCTCCTTGTTTTCTATCTCTGCCTTATTGGGATACAGGGCATTGGCAGGATTCCCTACACAATTTGCTGAAAATATTGTTAGCTTCATCTCTTAGCCACCTCCATCGTTTCTGTAAAATATCTGATCTTCTTTCCACGTCTTTCGGCAAGTGCTATCTCACGAGCCATGCCTTCTGAGATATCGTCTCCGAATATCCACATTTCTTGGCACTTTCCTACCAGTACATAATTAATGGTATGAGTTGCCAGGTATCTTTCTTCCGGATTGCTGTCATCCATAAACTGCGGATATAAAAGATGCGGAGCAATGGGGATTGCCTTACTCTCAATTGCAAAGCGAGAGTACTGTCTTGCCTTTTCGACATTCTTTTCTGTATCCCCACGATACGGACTGCAGATATATACGAGCGGTCTGAACCCATCCGGCTTGTACAGATTGGCAGTTCTCTTAGCTGCCCTTTCCTCTTTTTCTATTGTTTTCAAGGCTTCATAAGTGGTTGGATCATGATAGCCTTCGCTGTTGTATTTACTGATTGCCATCCATTTCTCCTCCCATGATTCTTCTCGTACAGTTTTCACACAGCACTGCTGTTCCAAAGAGATCGCTGTCACTATCGCTTAAGATTTCCTGCAAATCCACCTGTACCTCAGAACCACAATGCGGGCATCTGCAGAATACATTCTCATCATTGATTTCGATGTTGACTTCCACTGCGTCTCCCATCATCTCTTTCACATAAAACATAGCGTTACCTCCATTTGAAAAATTTAAGGGTCCATGCCCTCTGATAGTGAAAGGACATGAACCCTCGTTTTAAGTACCGCTATATCAATCTTTTTTATAAAAATCACATTCGTATCCGTCTGCACGAAGAAGAAGTCCAGGTATCCAAGGTGGTGTTCTTCCCATCTGCTCGCAGATAGCATCAAGGGATACATCCTTGCTGCATTCAATAATAAGTTCATCATGCACGTGGCCACAGATAAAACAATGGGATAACGTTCTCATCGCATAGGCAAGAATATCTCTGCTGATTGCCTGGACGATGTTCTCCACAAATTTAGGACCATAACTTTCGATCTGCTCCCATTTCTTTGTTCCTCCGATGCCTTCATAGACTACAGACTCACTTCCAAACTTATTGACTCCCATCTTTGGTTTCACATAGGAAAGTCTTCTGCCGCTCGGAAGTTCAATGAACAGCATCCCACTTTTATAATAAAAATGGATGCCGTGTGTTTCTGTCTCCATGCGTTCACGGATAGTCTTTTTTACACATCGATCAACCGCCCACCAGAACTGAACGATATTCGGATTCGCATTTCTCCAGGAATCTACAAGTGGCTGAAGTTCATCTTCTGTCAGCCCCATCTCGATTGCTCCCATTGCAGTTAAGGCTCCCACAGATCCTCCGTACCCGAGTGCGAGTTCCGCAATCTTACCTTTTTGTCTCAGTTCCCCGTTCACACCATGCTTTTCCACTGGAACTCCAAACATGGCAGATGCAGATGCACAATAGATGTCTCCATTATTCTTAAAGACCTCACTTCTCCATTCTTCCGTTGCCAGGTAAGAAAGCACTCTTGCTTCAATGGCAGAAAAGTCGGCCACTACAAATTTCATTCCTTCTCTTGGTACAAAGGCTGTACGGATCAGCTGTGATAAGGTATCCGGGATATCATCATATAAGAATTCCATTGCTTCGTAATTTCCACTCTTCACAAGTTCTCTTGCTTCCCTTAAGTCCGGCAGATGATTCTGTGGCAGATTCTGCAGCTGAATCATTCGTCCCGCCCATCTGCCACTTCGGTTTGCACCATAAAAACGAAACATTCCTCTTGCCCTGTGGTCTTCGCAGACAGCATTCTCCATTGCCTGGTATTTCTTTACAGAAGACTTGGCAAGCTGCTGTCTGATTTCCAATACTTCACGGATATGTGCAGGAGTACTTGCAATCAGTTCTTTCACTGCCTTCTTATCAAGGCTATCTGCTTCGATGCCATTTTCCGACAGCCATGCTTTCATCTGCATGACACTATTTGGATTGTCGATTCCTGTCGAATGTTGTATCTTTGATGTCAGCTTATCCTTGGAATGTTTGTCAAATACAATCGCATTTTTAGCAACTGTCATATCAAGAGCAATACCCCTATCGTTGATTTCCTGGTCAAGCCAGAACTCCTCCCATACAAAATCCGGTACCGGAAACTTCGACAATCTCCCCTGGATGGATAATTCCACCTCAACATCGCGGATGTTATATTTTACAAAGGCATCCCACTTTTCTTTATCGTGCTTTGGAAGGTTTCTTGTTCTTCCGCCATTTACCTTGGTAGGCTTACACGGCACACAGAAATAACGGATGAGGTCTTTACCCTCTTTCAGCTTCTGTTCCGATAATCCCAGTACCTTGCCGGCACCTTCCAAGGATAACGGCAACCCCATATAGGCAGACCAGGTCATCGTACATTTCCATGAAACCGGAGACAGATAATCTCCCACCGTATCTTCTGCAATGCTGTAGCTTATGAACTTCTGCGGATAATATCTTCTCAGATACTCCGACAGACAGATTCTTTCAAACTGACTGTTAAACGCCCACTTTGTAATCTGCTCATTTGTGAGTGTAGCTAAAATCTCATCTGGGATTCGTTCTCCCTGTGCCAAATCAACCACCTGCACTGCCTGTTCATCTGCCGAATATCCAAACAGCAAGATTTCAAAATTTGGAGACTGGACATACTTATACACACCACACTTCTGCAGTTCCACATCACTATATGTTTCCAAATCAATACTGATATTTTTCATTCTGTCACCATCCTAAAAAGCAAGGCGGCAAGATTGCTCCTGCCGCCCCACCGTCATTTCATATACTTGTTTTTACTTGAAATCGTTCATTCTCTTTTCGTGATATTCAAGGTCTCTTTTATCCTTTTCAACCTCTCTCTTTTCACGTCTGCGCTCATAAAGCAGGTTCTGAATCGATGTGATCAGAAACGAAATGCTGATGCATGACCATACTGCGAGCAATACGATTACCAAAATTGCCTGTGCTGTTTCCATGTGTTGTCACCTGTCCCTTTCTTAAGATAAGAAATCATCATCGTCATCAATTGCAAAATCGTCCTCTGCTCTGGACTTACCACCAAGAGGCTCACCATCGGCAATCTTCTGCAGATTGTTAAGACCACAAGCGATGCCCTTGTTTCCGTTGGAGTTGAAGGCATAGAAGTTGATGCTGGCACGGCCATAAACACCACTGTATACTTCAGAGCGTTCAAGGATAGGCTGACGGTCGGCATCCACGATACCAGGTGCAGATGCGGAATTGGCATTGATGAAGTAGCTGTCTGCATAAGCTGCATCATCTGGGCGTTCCAAATCTCCGTCTCTGAGAGGTGTTTTTAATATCTTGAGAGAAGGTACGGACTTGCCGTTACCCTTAAGCTTGAACTCTCCTTCCTCATACGCAGCCTGAATAGCTGCTTCAATCTTCTTGACAGTTGCTACATCAGACTTCGGAATGATAAGGCTCACGCTGTACTTCGGTGTGCCGCCATTGATTGACTTCGGATCCCATACGTTCGCATAACTCCATCTTGTCTTAGGTCCTGTGATTACTTTAGTTGGGTTCTTATAATTGTTTGACATATTAGTTGTCCTCCTTAAAATCGTTGATTGCTGTATTTTTCATTGCCGGACGCTTATCCGACATAGGTACTAAAGTTGGCTTGCCCTGTGGTTTCTCAATTAACCCGGAGAGCAATTCCTCAAATTTGGTTTTGCCGAGCATCTTTGTCATAGCTGTAATGCCGATGACCTTTTTCTCATACGGATCATATCCGGCACTCTCAACCTTATCCGCTACGGCTTTATCATTTACATACTTACGGTTGGAACGGCCTTCGACCAATTTCCAGTCTTTCCATTCCTTACCGCTGACTGCCTGTTGAAGAGCATATTCTTTGATGTCTCCCACCCAGGATACCAGCTCGTCTGCTTTTGCAAGAATGACCTCTATTTCATCATCTTCAAGGCTTTCTGGCATCTCAAAATCATAACAAGCAAGTTCCAGGTTGTATTCGGCTCTCTTTCTGCAGATAGCTTTGACCTTACAAAACTGACAATGACTTCCGGCTTTGTATTCGCCCTCACCCTTTGACGCCAGTTGTGCTGTCGGTGCGAGTGTTTCTTCTGCCCAGGAAAGCAATGCTTCCTTGGAGATTGTAAAGGTGCTGACGTGTTCCCTTCTTGGCTGAAAGATGGTCATCGTAATCTCCTTGATGTCATAAATCCCATCAAAGATAGATAAGGCACCCAATGCATAGCACATCATCTGTGGATTGTTTTCTGCATCTACCAGAATGCCAACACCATACTTAAAATCAATTACGGTCAGCGTTTCGTCTGCAACAATGACACAGTCTCCGGTACCAAATCCATCCGGCACCCACTGTGAGAAATCCAAGTGCTGTTCGATAAGAACAATCGGATCGTTGCATCTTTCTTTTGCTGCAGATAACTGCTCCATCACATACTGTGCATACATATCGGTGCAGTCTGCCATCTCTTCATCAAAGAAGGTAAGATCCTCTACCGGGTCTTTGGACTGCTGCCCCAGTGCTGTTTTCAGCTTATGTTCGCAAAGCGTATGAGCGTCTGTTCCCTGCATCGCAAATTCGCTGGGCTTGTCCTTTTCCTTTGCACAAAGAAGTGCTGATGGCGGGCAGGCAAGCCACCTGTGACTGGAAGATGCAGAAAGTACTGCGTGTTTATCCGGCATTTCCAATCACCTCCACTTCAGCAAGGAGTGCTGCATAATCCTTCGCATCCACATCTGACAGTTTGCTGACACCACGCTTGGTAAGAAGTGCTTTGACTTCTGCCGTATATCCCTTACGAGACTTATCCGCCATAACTGCCCTTACATCTTCCAAGGAAAGAGTTTTTTCTTTCTTAGGTACCTTCGCAGGTGTTTCTTCAGTAACCTTCGTCTTCGGCTCTGTTTCTTTTGCTTCTTCTGAACCACTAAAGAGGTTCTTCAGATCTTCGGAGATACCGATGAGTGTGTTACCACATCTGTTCAGTTCTTCGATAAGCTGTGATAATTCGCTGACCTTTCCCATTTGGATTTCCTCCTTCCCTGGCTTTTTCCTGTTTGCTGAGTGTATTCAATTTCTCAGCAAGTCTTTTTGACACTACACTGATGGCAACAAGCGTATCGATAAGCTCTGTATCAAGCTGATTGCTGTCGCACTTTTCAGTGCAGGTCCTGCATCTGATTGTCATATTTGACACCGTCCTTTCCGAGTGGCTTTACTGCCTCTCTGACAGTGAAAGGACATCCGGTTCCGGTTTAAGTACCATTTCGATAAAAATTTTTGAAAAAAATCTGCGCACCACAGATATTGAAAATGATGAGCAGACAGAATGTTATTCAAAATCTTTCAGTCTTGTCTTAAGCTGAACCATAACCTTCTTTTTTCTCTTATTGACACCCTTCTGTGATAAATGAACGACCTCTGCAATCTGCTTCTCTGTTGCACCATCACCGAACATCTTCATAATGGTGCGGTCCATCTCTTCCAGTTCATCAAGTGCAGCATGAAGTTCAGCAATCATCTCCTGCTTTATAAGGTTAGCTTCCAAATCGACTCCATCGGATACTTCGTATTCCGTACTCTCATAAAGCTGATCCAGTGATACTGGCTGCATTTTGCTTTCGTCTTCCTGTTTGCTTGCTCTCTTTCCCTGCTTGTCCTCTCGCCACAAAGGTCTCATGTACTCTAGGTACTGTTCCTTTGTTGCCGGAATCATAATGGCGCGAACTGTGCGATGCCCAATCTTGGTCCATACTGCATCGGTTGATAAATCAAAACCATTCGCAATAAAGAATTCCTTCGATGTTTCATTTACTTCCATAGGGATGTAATACTGCTTTTCACTTTTTGTCTGTAAATTTTCCATTGTAGATCCTCCTTCGATCTGAAATCGAAGTGAGAATCCACACGGAACTTCCCATAAATATTGGCCATAAGAATGAATCCTCACTTCTTAAATGGCCAACCGTCCCAGTGGGTTGACTGTTATTAATCTGTTGCTGTCTCTCGGCTCTGGGCATCCTTGATCAGGGGATGAACCTTAAGACAGGTTTTGAGTGTCTGGCACTCAGATGAAGTTACGAAGGATTTGCAACCTCATCTCGGTGTCAGATGTTTCTATACTTATTACTTCTCCATTTGGTTTTTACTTTTAATGAAAAAATCACACTATTGAATGGAGAAGTATATAGGTTAGGTCTTTTGGCTTGGTTTCTTCCAAGCAACAAAAAAAGGCCTGACAAAATACAGGTGCTTTTAACACCTATACTTCGTCAGGCCTTGCTCGCTACGACATTAACTATCGTGCGGCGATTCGCTCAGTACGAACTCTCTGATTACGAAAGCTAACAGCTATCACAGATTTACAAAGTGGACATTTAATCTTAATGATTCCTATTGTTTCTTCTGGATCTGCGTCAAACAATCGTTTATTTTTACAACATGGACAAGCCACATGCACTTCATGCATTTATATTCGCCTCCCGTAAGAGGCCAGCCAAAGGGAAAGTCAAACCGACCATTATAATTTCATTATCCTTTGCACTTGTTCCGTGACCTAATCCTAATGTAGCGATGATTTATTATATCGAACATTTGTTCGCTTGTCAATCTATCGTTACTGTTGCAAAAGCTCTGACGAAGTGTATTTACTCCCTTCCGGGAGGGGCAGGCGGATTGTTCAAATTCTTCTCTGCCCACTTTTTTGTTGACCTATTTTTTCTTAGGTCTAGCCTGTGACAACGCACTTCCAGCTACGGACTTTGATGTCTTGCTGTAACGACCGTCACGAAGAACTTTGCTTGCTTTTGAAGCTACCGGACGTGAAGTCTGTTTTGTGTTCTTAGCCATGTCGCATCCCCCTTTCTACAGACTTTCTTGTTATACACCAAGAAATCTGATATAATTTACAGTAAAGATGTATTTAATGAGATGAATCTCATATCCAACTTCCTTACATGCACATAATACCAATTTGGCATCTTTGAAATTCGGATTCCACGGATGCTCTCGGATGCACTCGGAAGTTTGGAAATATACATGAAAGGAGAACGGAATTTGGAATTCACAGAATATGCCAAGGGGCTATTTCCTTTCATTTCGTTTGGCAAAAAGGAAGCACCCTATTTTGTTGAGTTAATCGGTAACTATATAAAAGACTCTGCTATGGACAGCTGCACCCTTTTACGGAGAAAACCGGACACTCAATACAGATATATAAACGGAAGTCCCATTCAGGCTAAAGACGCACAATATCTTTATGACCACAGGGATACTGCCAAATTCTCTCAGTGGATTTTGGATCGTATGGACGAATCAGAATCCTTTGATTCAGTCTGTGACTGGCTTAAAGAAAATGGCATGCCCGGTGATTATCCGGAAAACGAATGTGAAGAATTACTTACCAAGATAATTCTTTCTATTTGTGGTGCTTCCAAAACGCAAAAAAGACCTTCTTCACAGTTTGAAGAAAGCCTTGATTTGATAAAGGATATTAACACCAAGATTAGTACCTTGCCTAAACCTGCAAAAGTTCCTGTTCCATCTATTGCTACATCAAATGAACACGCCTATATAGGAGAATTGCTAAAAGCATATGGTGATGCAGAAGGAATTGCTGATTTCACGGAAACAGAGTTACAGACCCACGAAGAATATCAGGAAGATTTAGATGATCGGCGCATTGATTATTATGCTGCAGTATCCGTTGAACGTGGTGTTATGGAATTGGATGCCGACAATCTTTCCGACCAATTTGATGTCCTTAAAGAGGAAACATTAGATGGCGTAAAAGATACAGCAAGAAAATCATATCCAAACGGTTATGAAAAAATGTTGTCGGTGATGGAACAAGCATCTACACTAACATTCGAAAATTATCTGCTAAGTAAGTCTCCATATTGGATAAGTTCCAAAATCAAGAAAGGGGTTTGTCATCACCTTGTAAATGACGGCAAACTTAAATGGGTGAAGAAAAAGAAATGAAAGAATCAACATTACTTGGCTCAGAATTTGAATCCTCACTCCGAGTACTTTTACTTTTAGATGAATTGGAGCATAAATCCTTGGATGAAATACAAATTGCATGCATTGATTTCATCGCTATCTATGGAGCCGACTTCATGATTTTAGATGAAAATTTACATGGCAATGGTTTATTTCGCTTTAGTGAGTTCTCTGCAAAATCAAAACTTGTAACCCGCTCCCTAAAAAACTTGTATTAGACGGATTTATTACATTTACTGCAAATAAAAAAGGGTATTTATATTCCATAAATTCCCAAGGTCGTGAAATTGCAAATAACCTAAACGCCTCTTATTCAGAGGAATATAGAATTGCTGTAAGAGAAGTGAATACAGCCTTCCCTTCACTCAATGCTTCTGCAATGCAGAAACAAATATACAAAACTACAATGAATTCTTTGGAGGCATATAATGAATAGATTTACAATACGAAAACTGACTGTCTCCGGAGGCGGTCACCAAGATTCAATTATAGAATTTACAGATGGACTTAATTTAATCATTGGTCCATCCAATACCGGGAAAAGTCTGATAATGGACTGTATCGATTATGTGTTTGGATTCACACCTAAGGTCAACAGACCTTCTAAAATCGTAGATAACAGTAATGGATACACTCACGTTGAATTAGAACTAAAAACAGATAAGGGATCTGTTTCTTTAAAGCGAGAAATCGGAACTACAAAAGTATCTGTAATAAGTCATCATCCGGAGATTGAAAACGGTACATACAGTTCTGATCGAAATGCAAAGAAGAATATTAACGATATTTTTCTTAAATTAATAGGAATTAACGATGTGCATAAGGTTCTTTCTTCCCAAAAAGGAAGTACTCAAAGCTTGACCTGGCGCTCTATCTTGCATTTGTTTTTTATGAAACAGAACGATATCGATAGAGAATCATCTGCACTGTTATCACCAAATGCAATGGGTTCCACTTCTTCTGCTGCTGCACTCCTTTATTTGCTTACAGGTAAAGATGCAAACGATTTTCAAAAGCCGGAAGATCCTGCAATAAGTGTTGCAAAGCGTAATGCAATAATTATGTACATTCGTGACAAGAGGGATCAACTTTCACAAAAGCGAGAGGAATTGGAGAAACTACTTTCTGAGCATGATATATCAGATGCGCAATCGATGATTGATAAAATCAGCTCAGAAATACAAACATTACAAGCTGAATTAAATAATGCTACGCAAAAAAGCAAAAAAATAATGCTCGAAATATATCAGCAGAACAGTAAGCTATCCGAATGCAATACAGTTCTGTATAACTTCCATTCTTTGAGCAAGCAATATCAATCTGATGTGAAAAGACTTGGATTCATTGTGGATGGGCAGATTGCATCTTCTGGGCATCGTTTAGTCTCTCACTGCCCTTTCTGCGATACTGAACTAAAAGCTGATCCCGGGGAAGATTATGTAACTGCTGCCGCAACTGAATTAACAAAACTCGGAAAACATATCTCTGAGTTATCAGATGCACAGGCAAGTGCTGAAAGAAAAAAGAAATCAATTGAAGAGCGTATTGCCATCTTAGAAGAAGAAAAAAACGTTTTAGATAGCTATATCACGAACGAATTGCAGCCTAAAATATCTACATTCAAATCAGAGCTAGATAAGAATCTACAAATCATCCGTTGGCAAGATGAGTTGGAGAGGATACATCAGGAAGAAGTTCAATATAGTGCCGATCTGTTCGAAAAGGAAACCGAAGAAGATCCAAAGGAAGTAAAATATAACATTCTCACTTCCTACGAATATGACCTGGTAAATGGATTTGAAAAGGAACTTATATCAGCGTTGAAATCTTCTAATTTCGGTGGAGCCTCTTCTGCCAGATTAAATATGAAATCCTTTGATATAGAAATTGATGGACATAGCAAACCTACCTGCATGGGTGGTGGTTACAGTGCTGTATTAAATGCATTAACAGTCTACGCCATGACCAACTATATCTACCAAAAGAATGGTTATGCTCCCGGATTTCTTGCACTGGACTCTGCACTCTCACAATTATCTGAGGCAGAACACATCAAAACTGAAGACTCGATCAAATATGGTTTTATGCAGTTCCTAATTTCAAATGCATTGAAACGACAGGTAATTGTCATTGAGCACAAGGACAAGATTCCGTTTGCTCCCAAGACAGATGAAGCAAAAGGTATTCGTGTTACGGAATTTACAATGAATAAACATTCCGGTAGATACGGCTTTTTAAATGATGTTTTTAATCCCGAAATATAATAGCAGAAAAGGAGAGATATATGCGCTTTAGCTATGAAAAGTTATGGCATTTATTACTGGATAAACATATGACTCGTGAGCAGCTCCGCACCAAATGTGGTATCAGTTCCAACTCTATCGCCAAACTGGGCAAGGGTCAAAACATAACCACTGATATTCTTCTGAAAATTTGCAAGGAGTTAGACTGTGATATCAAAGATATCATGGAAATCGTAAAGGATTAA